TTAATCATTAAAACACCGTGTTAAGGAGACACGTAGGGTATCCAGTCCCTGGTTAAGGTTTGTTACACAAAGATTGCCGGGTGAAATTCCCGGCATACGGGTAGTGGTGTAAGGTAGCACAACGGAGTTTTTCAGCATTCCTCC